GCCGCGCGATTGGCCTTGCACTCGCTGCCGTAAAGAACATGCGGGCAGCCGAGCTGGTAATTGCGCCGCAGTCCCGGCCTGCGCAGGGAAGAAGAAACCGGCTCGCAGGACACCACGCACTCGTCGCCCTCTCGGCCGACCGACAGCACGCGGCCAGACCAGACGACGAGGAATTCGGGCGTCGGCGTGTCCGATAGGTGCCCCTGCCGGATGATCAGCGTCACCGGCACGGTCGGCGGATAGACGCGGAACTTTTCCGAGAACTCGATGTCGCGCGGCATCCTGACCGCGATCGTCGTGCGGTCGAGCGAGCCCGACGAGACGATGGCGTCGCGCATCGCCGGCACGGGATCATAGGTGATGCCGACATCGGTGACGGCCTGTTCAGCATCGGTGATGGCGAAATAGGTGAGCGGCGCGGTGTCGTAGATAAACTGGTAGAGCGTCACCGGCAGCGCCTTCTGCCGGCTTTCCTCTAAAGGCGCAAAGGCCATTTTTTATTCCACCGCCAGGTTTTCGAGCATCTGCATCGGCAGTTTGATTTTCGCTACATCCTCGCGCGGCCACGACATGGTCATGGTGTCCGACGACATCCGCCAGACCGGTAGCCATGACACAAGATCAATAGCCCCAAGCGCAACGTCCTGGCCCCACGCGGCGCCGACCGTGATCACCGAATTGCCGCCGCCTGACGTGATGTTGGCGACCGCGCGGGTGATCCAGGCGCCATCTGTTTTCCTGATGGCAATGCCCTTCCACACCGTCGAACCGCTGTAGACGGCATCTGTCGCCGTGCCCTGTATTGTGACTGTCGTTCCGGCCGCCGTAATGCCCGATACCGGAATTAAATCGCGCTGCCAGGTCGGCATGTAGAATTCATGCTGGCGGCCCTTCATGCGATCGAAGAACTGCCGCAGGAGATCGGCGTGATCGAAGTCGCAAGCGGTGTACTGCGCTTCCCACATGCGCGTCGAGAACGGAATCGGGAAGAAGCGCCGGATGCGACCGAAGCCATAGTCCGTCGCTGCGGCTCCGTCCTGCACCCGGTCGATGCCGATTTCCTGCCAGCGGTCGGGCACGCTGAGAAACACCTCGCGGCCGCCCAGCGTAGCGGGTGCCGTGCCGATGGCTTCCGGAGTCTCACTGCCGGGATCGACATTGAAGCTGATCGACGCCTCGACCACGCCATGTTCGCGCGATATCAGCGGCGCCGGGATAGAGGATTCCAGATAACCGTCAAGCGAGGGAGACAGTCGGGTCGGCGCCGGCCAGGCCAGCGAATCGGATTCCTCGAAAGCAACAATGGTGCCGCTGATTGATTCCACCGTGCGAAAAGCAGTCTGGAACCCGCTGTCCACGATCAGCACGGCGCCGACGAAAATCCACGACGGCACCGGGTCGATGGTGAGTGCGCCGAAGCCTGGCGGCAGCCCATCGTCGAACTTGACGAATCGCACGCGCTCGGGAATCGACAGGGGGATCCGCTGCGCCGTGACCATGGCGCGATCGAAGGCGCGGACATTGTCGTCACAGAGCGCCGACAGGTATTCGATCCGCTTGCGCGGCGTCTGCCGTAGTGCCCGGCGCTGTTCCTTGCCCGATCGTGAGACGATGATCTCGGTGCGGTATTCGCGCGTCACCTCATAAGGCGCGCGCTGCAGGCTCGGCCCGAACGGAAACAGTGTTCCCATCTAGGCCTGCATGGCCTGCCGGAAGGCGCCGGGCTGTGCGCGTACCGCATTGAGGATGACGTTGACACCATCCGGCTTCGATAGCGCTTCCGACAGGAAGGAGCCGGCGTCGAACGTGTTGACCACCGTGGTGCGCGTGTTGACCTGTGGCGGGCTTGCTGACGCGTTTTGTGCCATGCCCGGTCCCGATACCCTCGGCAGCACGAAGCCACCGCTGGCATAGCCCGGAACGCCTCTGTTGATGGCTTCCAGCAGATTGCGGTGCTTCTGCGTGGCGGCGGCGTTGATGACGTACTCTCCACCGTGAACGACACCGGCAATCTGCTTCCGTCCTCGATCGCCGGTATAGCCGCCGCTGGCATAGAGGCCGCCGCCAGGACTGGGCACGAAGCCACCGCCGCTGAAGCCGCCGAGAATCGCCGTGAAAGCTTTCTGCAGCGCCATCTGCAATAGCTGGTCGGCAATCCGGCTGATCGCGTTGTAAAGCGCCTCGGCGGCGTCAACGCCGTTCCTGAGATCCTGGACGAAGCCGGTGATTGCCTGTGTAGCCATGCCGGCGATCAACTGCTGCGTATCTTTCATTGTCTGCGCCGTCCTGGCCGTTTCCTGCTGTGCGGTTTTCAAGGAGGCAGAAGCAGTCAGATTGGCAGTCACGGAAGCAAGCAGTTGTTCGCGTTGCGCGACCGTCAGTTCGATATTCTGCGCCAGCAGATCGTTTTCGATCTGGATGACTTGCGCATGCGCCTGCTTGGCGATCGCTACCTGGTCGACGGATGCGATTGTGGCGCCATAGATCGCACCCTGCTGCTGCATGGTTTGCGTCTCACGATTGAGCGCATCGATCGTCTCGGCGATGCCATCCTTGTGGACCTCCGTAACGTGCCTTAGCTGGTCGGCCGTGAAGCCGGCGCTCTCGGAAGCACGCCGCGCAATCACGCTTGAGACATTGACCCAATCCTTTTCAACCTTGTTGGCGGCATTGCCGGACAGCATCTCGATCTGCTTGATGCCGTCGGCGGTTTCTCGCATCTGGCCCGTCGCAAATCCGACATGGCCTCCGGTCTGGCCCGGCGCACGGCCTCGTTGCTGCACCAGCACATCGCCGCGCACAACGTCCTGCGGCTGGACCTTGACGCCCCACTTGGCAAAGTCGGTGGCGACATTGGAGCCGGTACCCTTGACGCCGACCTGAGCCAACGCCGAGTTGACAAAGGCGGCACACCAGGCGGTCGTCGCGGCATTGAGATCGACGCCGCCTTTCTGCAGGAAGGCATTGATCGTGCCGGCGTTTCGCGTTTCGCTCATACCCAACAACTGCTCGGCTGCATCGACCGCTACACCGATGCTGTCGGTAATTGATTTTTGGATTTTGTCCCGTGCCTCTTTGGCTTTGCGCTCCACTTCCGGATCGGGCGGACCAAAAAACGGGTCGACGCGGGGTGTCGGCGTCGGGATCCCGCCCGCCTGTTCCTTTTCGATCTCGAGCTGCCGCGCCTTCTGAAAGGCGGCGGCGGCGGCAATCTTCTCCTCGACGGTACCGGCGACGGCGTTGGCCATCTCCCAGGCCGAGCGCGCATCGTTGGCGCTTTTGACGGACATCTCACCGAGAATCTTCATCGCCTCGGCGTATTTCTGGGCATGCGTGAAACCGGCCTGCATCGTGCCGGATACCGCATCGAAAGCTTCCTGAGTGGCGTTGAGCTTTGGCCGCAGCTCATCAAGGCCATCGGTGCCGATCTTCTTCAGGTCGCCACTTGTTTCACCGGCGATGGCGTTGAGAATTTTCAGGACATTGCCGAATGCAGAAGCGGCGTCCTCACCATTGGCAAAGCGCTTCCGTGCGTCCTCAATGGCGTCTTGCAACTTATTCGCCCATGCGAAACTTTCAGCCGAATTGAGGTCGGTGAGCCGATTGACCAGCGGCACGATCGCAGTCGTCAGATCCTCGAAAGCTATCTGTGGCGTTGCTGCCAGGATCTTCTGCGCCTCCAGTTTCTTCCGTTCGTCGGCCAGCCGTTGCAGATGGTCCGCATAGGCGGCAACGGCTGGCAGCGCATCACCCCATTCCTTTGCGACCTGCCGAATCAGATCGATCTGCTTCTGCAATTCCTTCCCGGCCTTGTCACCGCCTTCCTCGCCCGCACTGAAAAATGCATCGAGAGCCACTGTCGCAACCGGGATCGCCAGCGACAGAAGGACAAACGGATCGAGTAGCGCCGTGGTGATGGTAGTGCCGATCGCCCTGATGCCCATGCCTGAGAAAATCTGCGAAATCTGTCCGCCCTGCTGCGCCAGCGCGCGCATGACGCCGCTGCCGCCAGCAATCGAAGTGAACAGATCATTGATCTGGAAGCCGAGATTCTTGGCATCGGCCGATGCCGCCTGAAACGATTTCTGGAAATCAACGGCAATCACATTGCCGGGCCTGGCTTTCTTGCCGATGTTGCCGAACGCATCCTCGGATGCCTTGGCGGCGCGTTCGGTGGCGCGCACCGCCGACTTCAGAGCGGCTTCATAATCCTTCAATGAAGCTCTGAGTGTCACCACAACGGCGGCGTCGTCAGCGGCCATCTAAACCTTCCTTTCGGATTGCATCGACAATCGCCTTGCGCATACGGCGTTGGGCACGTTTGCGGTTGGCGCGGAAAGAGGGTAACAAGAATGGTTGGGCAGGTGTCGATATCGTACCGAACTCAACGATGCGCGCGGTGTTGTAGTTGTTCGGCGTTCGCTTGCCGGCGACAATCGCGACGTAGAGACCGCCGCGCTTGCCCTCCCGGACCTCTGTCTGATGGATGGTATCGCGCAGCTCGCCGGTTTCGACGGGCACGCGCAGCCTGGCGCCGGCCGCGATCAGCGCCGCGCTTTCGGTCATGGCGATTTCAAGCTGCGCGCGCGTCTGCTTCGGCAGCGCGTCGACTAGACGTCGCTGCAGTTTATTGATGCCGTCCACCATTCGCTTTCTCTCTGGCCTCTTTCAGCGTCAGCGGCGACGGCGGCCTCGATTGCATCCACTCCCAGATCTCGTCCTTTTCGTCGCCCGACAATTGATTGCCTCGGCCGCTTGTGTCATGCGCCTCGGCCCACTTGTCGATCATGGCGAAATATTCGACGAGGCTGAGCGCCTTGGCTTCGGATGGCTGGAGTCCGATGAGGAGTCCGGTTCCGAGGACAGTGCCCCAGTCCCATTGCCCGTCGCGATCTGCGATAGGGCGATCGTCGCGGCTGCGACCATGGCTTTTTTTTTCAGATATTCCTCAAGCCCTGTCCAGGCAGCACCCATGACATCGATGGCCAGGTGGTAGTTCGTATCGAGCGGCTGACTGTCCATGATCTGAGTGGCCGTCTCGCGCGCCTCGTTGCCCGATAGCCCGCCGCCTTCAAGGCCACGCTCGATGATCTCGCGCACGTCCTCGATGCGCCAATCCTCGCCGGAAAAGCGGCCCGATATCTTTTGCGGCCCACCGCCGAAACTTTGCTGCAATTTCATCCACTGGCCGACAGTCAGGCGGAACGACCAGTCGCGGCCGCCCGCCGAAAGCACCGCGGATCCGTCGCTGATCATGGCGTCGCGGTCCATGTGGCGGTGACGGCGCCATCCGACTGGGCGTTGATGGCAAGTGTCACATAGCCGCCGCTGTCGGCCGCGAAGGCCTCCGAATCGACGTGGAACTTGCCCTCGATCACCTTCTTGCCGGCGCCGGCGCCGAAATCAATGGTGACGCGCATTGGCACACTATCTGTACTCATGCTTGCATCGTCCCAGTCCGGACAACTCTCGGCTGCAGCCACACCATCGCCGGTAATCGTGCAGGTTTGACTTTGGACTGTGCGGCCAACCCAAGTTGGGTT